AGCAATGCCTTTCCGACACTTGCTATTGTGCTGCCAAAGTTTTTTAGACCATCAGTAAGTTCTTTGAATGATATACTACCAATAGAACTTCCAAGTGCTTTCATACTTTCAGCAGCACCTTGAAAATCGAGAGAAGCAAGTTTCTGTGTTACCAGACCAAAGTTGTTTCCAAGTCTTTCAAATGCTGGACCAGCATTCGCTCTTGCTGCTTCTCCAGCATCACCAATTTTATCTTGAAGTTCACCTACCTTTTCAGATAACTTTACAAACTCATCGCTTGAAGCATCCAGTGTGCGTAGTTCAACAAGCAGTTTACGCATCTCCTTTTGAAGATTCTGAACACTACCTACTGCTTCACCAGTATCTATTTTTACCTTTGCCATTAAGCTATTATTTTATATATAATATACACACACACCATAATTGACAAAATATTCAACGACCATTTAATGGTAGAGAATACTATCTTGTTCTTCAGATGGAATTTTCCTTGAGCAATATCAGTATGCAAATTGCTTCCTTTGATTCCACTACTATACAAGTCTGTTATCGTCTTGAGATTCTCGTGTAGATTATTCATTTCTTAAATTTATTCGTGATACATAAGATACTTCGCTTGGTCTGCCAGCAGTTGCGTTGAAAGCATAGCACTTTTCAGACTCGATATTCCATCTGTAACCATACAACTGACAACAAGTTTGATTACCATCAAGGTCATTATCGACACCATCGCTAAATAATATTTGACCGCTTAACGTAGATGATACTGGTGTGAACTCACAAGCAGAAGGAACGTCAACTATCTTCATCAATTTACATTGTACTGATTGTCGCAATCCAACTGCGAATGAATTGATTTCGATTAATCTCCAATAGCTATCTCTCACAAAAATGATATCGCTAAACTTTACGCTCAAATAGTCTGAAGCATCAAGGTCAAAGTATGATTCCATTATTCGGCTTTCAGCACTATACAACTCGTTGTAATATCTTCTCCAATAAAGATTGAACAAGTTGTTGTATGGTGTTGCTATCATTTGTTGCAATGATGTTTCTGGCGCAAAGTTTAAGTCATACGTTCCTACATCTGGAATGATGTCAGAATAGTGACTGAACTGCTTTATCGTAGTAAGGTAAGAAGCCTCATCCACTTCATCCCACATATAAAGGTCAAGGTCTTTGGAACAGAGATACAATAACCTTGCTTTTGGACTTACAAAGTTTGCTGACTGGTCAACGAATTTAGGAATCGGAACTTCTGTATTCGGAACTTCATTCAATGGTGTGCTTGATGCAACGAGTTTCAATTCTTTCGTTCCAGTTGCAAAATCGTTGAGAGTATTATCAATGACATAGTCACCGTAAATTCTACCAGCATCCGTGAATAGCTTTGAGAGATATTCGCCACCAGCACTATATGACCAAGTGAACTTCTTGCTCTGTTCATCTGATGGTGCGTACAATACGATGTCCTTTTCGAAGTCTTGCTTCTTTGTCCAATCTAATGTGTCACCACTTGCGATGTAGTCTTGCAAGAATTGTATGTTGATGAAATTTGGATTGAAGTCATCTGGAACGAATGCAAGATTGAACATACCGATAATGTCTTTGACAAAATCGACTTGTCTATAATCTGGAGCATTAGCAGCAGCATCAAACGTACCACCTTGAATCGCATATCCGCTTGTGGTTGCAATCAACTTGAACTCACAACCCAAGTCAACAAGATGCTCATTAAACGTGAAAGTGTTGAATGGTGGGCTTGGGTCTGTTACCATCCAGTCAAGCAAAATAATTCTCATTTGAACTCTTTGCCCAAACTGCAATTCTAAAGTAGGCTCAAAGTAATTTGTTGTGACATACCAATATTCTGGAAAGTCAGCATTCCACAAAACTGCGTTTGTATCGACATCAATTATTTGAACACTTGCCGTATTAGAACCAGACTGAAGAACATTCCAGTCAGTCATTCCAACCTTTGTTCTTACGCCAAAAGTATATGATGCAGTATTTGGTGCAGTGTAAACAAATGATGCGTCTAAATTGCCGCCATTATCTGCGTATTCTTCCATCGGCAAATCGGTATCATCAAATAAGTACGTTCCACTAACAACATCAGTACTATCATCTGTTGCACCATAAAAGAATGCTTCATCCGTTCCTTCAACTGTTATCAAATCTTTCCCAACTACGAATGGAATGTATATGCTTTGCAGTTGAGCATCGAGAGTTGAATTATCATATAAGAAGCCAGCATCAGCAAAAATCTGTTTGAACAGATACAAAGATTGAACGTATGGTGTTAATTCGCCAACGTATAACGGGCTATTTTCATCAAAGATTCTTCTTGCTCCATTTGCTACATCATCACTATTCTCGCTCCACTTCTTGCCTCTTTCAGTCAATCCATAAAGCAATCTATCATCACCAAAACCACCGTTTGGAATATTGTCATAAATCATTGCGTGATTCAAGTCAGCAATAGTGCTGATGTCTTTAATCTTCTTGTCACCAATAGATGAACTGATGTTCGGCAAAGTTGAAAAAAAAAGCAGTTCTACTTCGTGCCATGTCAGACCTTTGCTATACACTTTCTTCACTTGAACGTGACCACTTGCAACTTGAATTGTATCATCGCTCAATGTCGCTTTAATCTTTTTTGAAAAGTCAAATGCAGTATTGTTTGCGTTCCAGATGGATGATAATATTTTCAAGTTGTTGTCGCTCATAGGAACTCTGAAGTCTTGCGAATAACCACCTACAACGCTAAAGTCGCTGATGCTTGCGAATTGCTTTTTCAGATAGATGTTTTCTGCTTCGAACAAGTCAAGCAAGAAACCATTATTGTTTATGTCGTATAGAGTTAAGTGTACCATTTATTGATATTCGTTTGATTGTCTGATAGTGAGATTCAAGTCATATACTTTGCCATCTCTCAACTTTCTTTCTGTGTAGCTATTTGATTCTACAACTACTGGAATAGGAATTGTTGATGCATCTGGAAGTATGTACACATCCTTGCTTTGAATCAATGAAGATAGCAGTAAGAACTCTCCTTCGCTCAAGACATTTGTGCTGATTGAAATTGTGGTGGAAACATCTACCATACCTTCCATCATTCCTCTTTCGCTACCATCAAAATCAAACCCACTCATAGATGTCGCATAGTTACCAACTACTCTTTTGATTCTTTTTCGCTCAACATTAATTGTTTTCTCGTTTCGTTTTTCGAAGTTGAAATAATCCCATCCACCTTCATGTTCATTATACCAGCACAATCTGACATTGTCGAATTTGCAATCTGTATCAACTGGATAGAATATGTATGGTACACTTCTTTCTTCAGTACCAGCTAAATTCAATATCTCAAACATATAGTACTTATAGTTTGGATAATCAGCGACATCAATGAAGTCAGTAGTACCAATAAGCGATGCTGGATATGCTGGAATAGCAACCATACCAGCATTGCTTCCAATAGTACCAATACCAGCAGATGCAGTATGTGATGCACCAGCACTATCTATCAATGTCATCTTCGCAAGATATGCGCTATCCAATCCGCTATCTTTATCTGTGAATGTATCTGTTCTATCATTGAGCATATACAGATATCCCATATCAAGGTTGTTTCTGCGAATAGGAATGTAGATTGACTTACCAAGATTTGTGGCTGGAAAGACTACTGATGGCTTATGAGTTCCAATCTTACGACCGCCCATTAATAGCGACAAATCACTTGTCATCTGATAACGTGACATAGAAGGTTTGAACCCATCAGATATTGCATACATTCCTTTGAAGAAGTAATGGTATTCAGTGATTGTTGACGCTGCTTGCTCTGTGAATACACCACTAACTAACCATCCTTCTATGACTTCAATTTTATACAGATATGCTGGATAATTTTGATTGCCCCAATTCGTTGTCAAATCAACATTTGTCAAATCTATTTTGCTTTCAATTCTATTGCGAATGATAGGCGAAAGATTCAGCAGTCCTTGTGGTGTTACTTCTGGTGTTGGCGCAATCTTTAATGTTGCAATCAATGTTGTGTCCTCATATATCTTGAACACGAATCTGAACCCATCATTACCAACATTTGTTGATGTCGCACGATAAATTAATGCTTGACTGCATTTGGTGAATGAGTAAGGCTTCTGATGAATCGTTATAGCCATCCTTCGTTAATTTTTGTTTGAATATATTTTGTAATTTCTTCGTTGTACTTTTCCCAGTTTGATTCCATTTCTGCTTCGATAGCTTCTTTGAAATAGTGTACTGGTTCTATTCCGTATTTGCCAATCTTACGAGCAATCAAAAATGCTATCTGTCTTTTCGCTTCTTCTGTGTTTGTTCTTACGAATCTTCCACTTGCACTTCTCGACTTTATTTTTTTAACAGACATCCAGTTCAGAATTGCACTGACTGGTGGTCTTTTTGAATTTGGTTTTCTTCCTTCTTCAACAACGTCTGCATACTGCTGCGTTCCTTTTCCGTAGAACTTAATATCGAACAAACTTTTTTTTACAACAACATTATAAGTTAATGACCTACTCAACCTTCCACTTGAATCTACCTTTGACTTATACTTATATGGTGTTGTTACGCCATTCCTTGTGCGATATCCAGTTCTTGTTCTGGTGACTGCAAGATTCCTTCTTGCACGTTCAATTACACCCTTTGCAAGTTCATCAGCAATCTGCTCTATTTTGATATTGATATCAAATTCTTCCATTAGTTGATTGTTGCAGATACTTCAATTAATCCATCAAATTCTGGATATGTAGCTTTGGCAGTTGGTCTAATGTGCTTGGTGAAAACGTGAACAAGGAAGTCTTGCCAGCAAGCATCTGTCAGTTCCAATTCAAAATCTCTCACAATAGAGTTTCTATCATCCCAAGATTCGATTGTCATTATTGCTTTTCCATCAACGAAATTGAAATAGATACTCAATGGCTTACCCAACGGGTCTTGCATATTGATAGTCTGCTCTGCTTCATTCGTGCCTACTGGTACAAGTCCTAACTTCTGGAAGATGATTTCTACTTTCATATTAAAAATGTTTTCGAGTGAATGAATAAATTGATGTTGTCGCCGTTGATTTTGTAGATGCTGCAACTGCTGATGATACTAATCGCCAGCTATTCGTCGTTGTGTTGGCGTTGGTTTCACCGAAATAAAATGCACCAGACACAAATGGAAGTTCTGTAACAAAGTGCGCTGAATACGATTGGTACACTTGTGAAAGCGATACTGGTATCCAGTCATTGAAACCAAGATGCGATGTCGCTCTTAAATTGGTTATGTTGTCTATTGTGTTATTCCAGTTGATTGAAGCACCGTTGTCAATAGCACTAAATGCCCATCCAGTAAGATTGTCAATGATGTAGTTGCTCAATGCTCCAGTGAATGACATTCCAATAATCCTTCCAGATGCGTTACTATTCACACCAAGAGAATTTGTAAAACGATTCTTGTTTCCGAACGCGTTGTTGTACTTCAACTTGAACCAGAAGTTCGTTGTGTCTGTATAGTCTAAATCTTGTATGACTGCTGGATTGATTGCATCTGATGAATAGTCATAGTAACCATTCTGAAAAGCCCAACCAGTGTCACCCACACGATACGATATTCTTTGCGTTGGTGTTGGTCGTCTGTAAAGTATTCCAGATGGTGTTACACCAGTAATTTCAACTTCAACATAATAATCTTTCATATTCTCTCACAGATTAAATTGATGAATCCAATAGCACTTGTGTCTATTGTTATCTTTCCAGTATTCGCGGCAATCGTGCTTCCAAGTGTGTATGCTGAACCATTCAGTTTTATAGTCAATGTCACACCAGATGGATTGCTTCCGATGCTTTGAATCTTCCAAGCATAAGGTAGTATGACTTCGTGCTGAATAACATCTTTGAAGTTTACGGAATAGTTGAATACTGATGTGTTCTTCCAAGTTCCGCTTGTTGAATTATAGGTTAACCATTGACCATTCTGCACGTTAGTGATATCGACATCGTGCAGTTCGTCAAGTTCCCATCCATTCATCACCTTGACGTATATGCTTCCATTTACTGCGTGAGCATATTCAACATAACCGATAACAACGATATGACCAGCACCAGTAGGTTTGACTTTCGTTATTGCTCCAGCAGTTGTAGGTGACAAATAAAGAACATCACCATCTGCCCAAGTTTCACCTTGCAGCGAACCAGTAGTATTGACATCCAATAATTGACCAACCGTAATGATAAAACCTTCTTGGTTTGTTGCTATTGTTTCGCAAACAAGACCAATCGTATCTGCTGAATTGGTATCTGAATCTGCTCGTGCTAATGCAACTGATAATCTTCCACCAGTAGCACCACTCACTCTGACTGCTTGATAAGATGCTTTTGTTAGTGTTGTATTTGGCGTGACTTTATTTACTATTCGAGCAACCAAGTCAACACCATTTTTTAAAATGACATTTCCACCCTTGAGCAAGGTTTGTGAACTACCAAGCGAATTATTCCATTGAGTAGCACCAACGACAAAACCAGCACCAGATGGATTGACATTTAAAGCTATGTGGTCAGCAGTTAAGTTGTGCGTTCCCAAGTCAACATCAGTTGTCGCGCCAGTGTACGGAACATAGCCACTCAAGTCACTATCTAATGCATATTGTGGATGTGGATTAGCAGCAGCCAAATGGTCATCCATTATATCTTGAGCAACACCAACATCTTCCTTTCCAGCAATCGCAAGTTCTGCTGCATCCATCCTATCTGTCAAGTCAACAATAGATTCGTTGATGTTTACAATGACATCGCAATCTTCTATTGTTTCGCAAGTCAATCCACCACCACTACCTATATACTCAACAGAGATTAATGCTCCATTGATGCTCACTGAAAAGTCATCACCAAAGTCTAATGCACTTGTATATCCAACCAATGCCTCATTCGAATAGATACCAATCTTGGTTATAATACCACCATTTACTTCTGGATTGTCAATTATGTTTGGTGAATAATCTGCTGGAATATCACAAGCAGACCAATTATACGGAACTGCTATTTGCAAGTTGAGTTGAACACCAGTAAGAACGTGAGTAAATTCTTCGATGAATGGTTGGATGGTTGCCGTCTTACCAACGACCTCAACTTCTTTTCCGAATAGCACACCACCATTTTGAATTTCCGCAAGAAGGTCAAGTGCTAATCTCGTGCAGTCGCTGATGATTTCTTTTTGATATTCTTGCTTGGTTTCTTTGTCACGACCAATATCAGCAAATCTGATTTCGAAGTCGTATTCCAATGTTCCTTCAGATGGTGTTATCGTCACTGGAAGAACGTGCATAAAAGGATATTCTGGTTCTTTGAACAAATCTGCTTCAGCTACTTCTCCGTGATAGAATTTACGGATAAGGAAGTGACCTTCGGCAAATTGACGAAGCCTCTCGATTGCTACACGATAACTATAATTGCTTGACATTTTTTGCTTGATTTAAATCAGATGAATATTGAGCATAGTACAATATTTCCTCTATTGGATAATAGATGTATTCCTTGAATCTTTTTAAGTCACCACCGCATATGGACATCAAGAAATGATAGTAGCCATATATCTGTCCCATCTGGCTTATTGCTTCTCTTGCTTCAGTTCTTCCGTCATCTTTTGAAGTTCTTTCGTCGCTTCCACCAAGTAGGTTAGGGAATTGTCGAGCAAGTTGCTTGCAATACTCGAAAAAAAAAGCGTGACACCGAATACATAATCCAGACGAAGATGACGCATATCAACTGCATTCTTGATGTGCTTATCCGCATTGTAGGTTTCGATTTCATATTGCTTGCCCATCGTTGCATTTACTGGTCGATAGAATATTGCCATTGCTTTGTCGAGTTCTTGCAATATGTTTTCTTCCTTCGTGTAGTGCATCAAGTCTGCAAATTCACCATACGATAACTGACTGATGTTTGGAATGAAGCCATATGATTTTCCATTCAAGTCAAACCTTAACTTGAACTCTCCAGACTCTTGGTTGTCGATGACTGACTGAATGTAGTCGAGAGTTTCTTTTACTTCTGTGAATGGCAGCAAGCGCACTTCTTCTTCAGATACGCCAGTCATAATGCAGAATCTTTCAAACTCGTTCTTGGTGTTATTCCAGTCAAGGAATTGACCAAGTGATATGTCGCTATAACTGCGAGGTATATATCCTTTTTTCATATTGAATCTGAAATAACAACTTTGATTGGTTCAACTTGAGTGACCTCTTGACGTTCTACATAACCACGCTTCTTTCCTTTGGTCTTTAGAAAGAAGATGGTTGATGATACCTCACCATCTTGAATCTGCTTATGCAGTTGAGATTCTGCAAAGTCAATAGCAATGTCCTCAATAGATTCAACTTCTGCCTTGTATTCTGGATCATCATTCAACCAGTTGTAATGTGTTTGTCTTGATATTCCTACTGCCTTGCAAGCAGAAGTGACTACTCCAAGAGAACGCTCAAGTGCTGCAAGCATCTTCTTTTTTTCATTGTCCATTTTGTAAAATTATTTTCTTTTTATTTTGCCATTCTCTGAAGGTTTGACTTCCTTGTTTTTTGACAAAGTGAGCAATATTGTTTCTGTACAAACCTATCTTATGATTCGGATTGATTGCTGCTTGTTTATCATCATCAGCTATATCAACGTACCCTTCAGCTATCATTTGCTCGTAGTTGGTAAACACATCCGAATGTCTATCATTCTCAACATCTATCAGATGGTCTTGCTTTCCACCGAAGGAATATATGACGATGAAGTTATTTGGAATGCTTTTTTTGAAAGACTTGAATAACGCAACTTCTTTCGTGTAGGTGTAGAAGGTTACTTCTGGATTATTGATTGCTATACTCATCCATAATTTAGCGTACCAGTGAGCAAAGAAGTCACCAGCATCGTGTATGCGTACAAACTTTCCTATGTACTTTTTCTTTGCAAGTTCTTCATTCATCATAGCTTTGAACAAGCCACTATGGTTCAAGACCAATTCTAACTTTTCCAGATGTGCTTTTTTTACATTGCTGAAGTTGTACGTTCCGCTTTTCGCATAACAGAAAGCACCACACACACCAGCATTTGGACAAGTGTTGAACTTTTTTCCATTGGTAAGCGTGACGTTATGTGCTGGAATAGTCCATCCGAAGATTCCAGTTTTTTTTAGATCACTATTCTGGGTGAGTAGATTCATAAGTTGACGAATGCTTTTAGTGGATAGAACACGAGTGAGTTTCTGTAACCACCTTCGTGTGTTGGAATAATTGGCGTAACTCCGTGAACATTTCTCCACGCTGGATAAACGAGTATTGAATTGTCCTTCTGCCCGATGGTCGCGTTGTAGTCTGGAATATGCAAGTCACCACCTTTGGAGTTATTCTTTTTGCAAATAATTACATTGACTGCTCCGACAATATTTCCAGTGTCACGATGGAATGGTGCGCTAATATTGTAGTTTGAAATTGATGAAGTGAACAGATTAGCAAACTTCCACTGACTACCAACTTCTTCAAATAATTTAGATTGCTGCTCGTATTGTTCTGGTAGCACTTCTTTTATAAGTTGCTCACTTTCTTTGGCTAACATCAACATTGCTTTGATAAAAGTTTCTGCTGACTTAACAGAGTGAACACTGCTTCTTGACGGATATGGTCTTTGCATATGTGGCTTTGGTGGTATGGAGCCTATTATGCTTGACATTTGAACAGTCCCTTTTTTTTTTGCTTCAGCCCTTGTCATTCCTTCTTTATACACTTTAGAAAAAACATCACTTCTTTCTAATAAAGACTTCGGCACATTTTTACTTCTAAATTCAGCATTAGCCAAATCAGCAAGTTTGCACATCTTGTCTGGCATCTTTGTCAAATAGAACCCAATAGCAACACCATCTGCATAAAATATGCAATCTTCAGTGATGTTAGGTTCTATATACTCACAAGCCTCACCTATCTTTCTGCTATGAGGAATAGGTGTTAAGTCAATTCTTTTCATTGTATAATATTTAACCATTTATTATTCTCATCATCTGACGGCAACTGATTCCCTAATAGTATTGGTTTGTGTAACACTTGCACCAATTCTGATTCATTAGAAACTGCATAACAATTTTGATTGCTGACGTAGACACTATCTGGGACATTGCACCAGTCCTTGTGTAATATTAATCCGCAGTTGTGATATTCTGCTTCCAAGAAAGTGTACTGCGTTCCACCACCATCATTTTTGATAGTTGATAAGTCAACCAAGAATTTCGTTTCAGCATAAAGTTTACTGATGTCTTGAATATTTTTGGAATAGTAACCTTTGTAAAAAGCATCAAAATTCAATTGCTTCAATTTGTGGAAATAATAAATATGGTTCTTGTAACCATAAATTTCAACATCCGCGCCAATATTGTTTGCTTTACAAATGATGTCTGTGTTTTTATCAAAGTCTACTCTGGACAATGCTCTGTTGTATTTTTTTGGCAGAACATACTTTTTGTATCTGAAAAAAGGGTGTTTGAGAAAAGTATTTTCAATACCCATCTTGTTCAATAGAGTATGAACTGTTTTTCTAATTGTTACTACTTTATTTTTTTGAGCAAATTCAACTACTTCATTTGACAATTCGGTCGGGTCGTGTATGACAATCGTAGAATTTTTAAAGTATTTCAAGTATTGGTAGTGTGCTTTGTCAACTGCTAAAATAATAGCATTGTCAAAATTATGTATAGCACCAGCAGTAATATTTTTGTATGTGATGTCACCATAAAACACACCACCACCTTTGAAAGATTCTTTTATTTTTATGACGTGGTTTTCATTGAGTATATGGCACAAATGAAAAGAAAAAGAAACCCAACCACCGTATTGTGAGTTGGATAAATAGAACAATTTGTTACGAAGATTCATAGTTTATTCTTTTCTTCTTTCAACTTTTCAATCAACAAGCCACCGATATACAAACCTTGTTCACGCCAAAACTTTACCAATTCTTGCGCTTGCTCATAGTGTTCTGCTTCAAATTCAATTTGAATTGCTTTCTTGACGCCACCAGACATTTCATCAATTTCACTTTGAAGTTCACTATCTTCAAGAATTGAATAGTCAACATCTGCTGGTGCTTTCCATACATCTAAACCCCATTCCGTGAGAAGTTCAGAGTCCCATTCGTTGGCAAGAATATCCCAATCCCATTCACCGAAACCGACATTATCTTTGATGATGAACTCTTGCTTCTGCTGGTCAGTTAAATGTTCGGCTACAATAATCGGAACGATTTGCAGACCGCATTCCATCGCTGCCTTATGGCGCATATTGCCACCCAGAATAACCATATCGGAATCTACAATGATAGGTCTAAGTTCAAGCATTTCTGGAAATTCAGATATCGACTTGACTAACTTCTGGAATTTATCATCTTTGATGATTCGTGGATTACTTTCGTTTGACTTGATTGAGTCAATAGGAACTCTCTGCACGTTGTAATTTGCAAAGCTATTGGTTTGTTTTTTAGCCATTGTTTATATTAAGGTTTAGTTTGATTGAATCGCCATCTACAACAATCTCCTTGGTGATTGAAAAAAGAAAATGCAATACACCAGTACCATATTCTTTGTAATGATAGGTGATTGTGTTATCTCTGGAAGTCTTAATGAGATTGTTTCTTACGAAACGAGATAATGCTTTTTCGCTCTTGAAAGAAAAGTTCTTTGCTTTCAGAGTCTTGACCAGTACATCCATTTCCGTGTTTGCCACGAGTTGGATTACTTCGTCTATTTTTTCTTGTGGTAATTCATTCATAGAAGCAAAGCTAATGTATTAATGTTAATAATGTTAATACAAAAAGAAACAAAAAACAAACAGAAGAAAAGGTAAAGAAGAAAAGAAAAAGAAAGAAAAAAGCAACTAAAAAAGAATGAATCAATCTCTTGCTCAATAGAGCAGTTGCACGTTCCAAGCATTGGTGTATTGCAAGTGTGGGCTGCTTCCTCTGGTATAGCCATCAACCAGTTGTGTAGTATGTAAAAAAAAGAGCAGTAGTCCCACCACTACTGCTCTCAAAGTTTCAAGAAGAAACCTACACACACAACTAATCAATGGTGGGCTATTGAGTAGTTATGTAATGCGTGACAAATATTCAATGATTATTTTGAATGGCAAAGAAAAAGTTACACACGTTACGAACGGAAACAAAAGAAGCCAGACTCGATTGCCTGACTTCTCTCTTTGAATAACCACACACTAAAACAAGGAAACTATAATGCAGCACAAATCTAAGCATCCAGAACTGATGCTTTCAATTTTGACACCAAATCTTTCAAACAAGGTTCGCACGATGTCCTTCTATGAGTATCACCCACCACCTTATCCGCATAGTCATAAAGCAGATTATATTGTTCTTTGGTCAGTTCGTCATTTTTAATCTCACCTATCAACTTCTTGATTTGTTCTCTTTCTTGTTGAGTCAACTTACCAGTGCTTTTCCAGAATTGATTTGGACAATACTGATTACTGAATTGAGTCTTGAGATATACATTGCATCCACAAGTGTGATATGTTCTCTTTTTGATTTTGTGAGTTTCTGGAATGAATGCTTTTCCACACCAGCCTTTATTGAAGAATTGACAACCCTTGCAAATGGCTCTACGCTCATCTACTATTTGTTTTGCAGCGAACCACATATGATTTAATTTTTGATTTGATTTTGTTTATGTATGTGTATAGGTAGTCAACAGAACAACCAGCTATTGCGCTCCAGTACTCATAGTCAAAGTCACCTTGAAGATATGCATTGATAATGTACTGCTCGTGTTCTGGTAGCCTACTGATGGCAATGTCGAGCAGTTCAATGTTGAGAACGTCAGTCATCCCAGAATCATCGACATCATCAATATGCTCGACATAACTTATTTGTTGCAGTCTGTATTGTCTATAAAATGGTGACGATGGAAAGTTCCACCCCATATACATTGCTCGATTGATGTAGCTGAATTGTTGTAAGTCGGGAAAAGTGAATACAATGTCGTTTTTTAAGTCCAGATAAGTGAGAGTGAAATGCAACAACTCATAAGCATCATCCGAAGTTGGCGCAATCTTGTGTGCGCTAATCAGTAGCTTGTTGTATGTATCACTTGAAATATTCATCTATTATTTTGATCGCTTCATCTGCACCTTTGCAAATGTATGCAGCATATCCATTTAGAAGTAGATGTGATTTCCATTGCTTCTGTTCTGGCGAAGCAACACCACCACTTACTCTTTTCATTTCAATAGCAAGCCCAGCATATCCTTTGCGCTGCTCGTAAATGAACAAGTCTGGGAAACCAGCTATATAACCCATCTGCTTCATCTTAATAGCTTGACGCATACTCGTTCTCATTCCACCAGCAGAAGCACAATATAGGACATTTGGATGAGCAGAACGTAGGTACTGGATGACTATTTTCTGCTCAATTTCCTCCAAAGGCACTATTTTTTTACTTTTTTTTATCACTGATATTCAACGAGTTATAAATTATTTTTAAGAAAAACGAAAATAAATTTTGTCAATCCGAAATGTTGCCATTTATTTGCCTTCAGAAAGGAACACAATAATACACACAAATGACACACACAACCACAATCTATTATGTACAATTCAATTCTATGAATGGTAACATCAGCAACGTAAACGCTTATTCAACTCGTGAAGATGCTCTGAAGATTATCAATGCGATTTGCGAACTATTTAATATCGACAACTGGAATGGTCAAGAAGGTGGTGGTGTTGGTTACGACATCAGAATCGAATTAGAAGTAATTTAATAATCAAATCAAATAACACACACAATGAGAACAAAACAGATGGACAGAAGGCTTACTTTTTATTCTGCTTTGTGGTTACATAGCAATAAGCAGTACAAAGACGTTGATATTATTCATCGTGCATATGTAGTGAATGGAAAAGTTTATGCGATTGACTACACAAATATTGAAGGAGTTGAATGTATTGCTCAAAATACGGCTATCTGTGACAGAATAATAAATTTCATCTAATCATAAATAACAAATAACACACACAACATTATGAAAGTAGAAGTAATTGCATTCGCTGAAGTGTTGGAAATTTGCCCAGCACTTTTCAAAAGAATCAAGACTTATGAAGAAAGTCATTGCAGAATTTCCTTCGTATGCACAGAAAAAAAGTTCTCTGAAATTTACAAGGAAGTAAGAAACTCTGGAACTAATCCTTTTGCTCTAATGGCTTGGTCTAATTTTTAAATAAAATAACACACACACAATGAGAACACTTCCAAAGTACAAACAGAATCTTCGAATTAATGGAAGCGATGTATGGTCATATACCACAATCGTTGCAAAAATCGAAGGTAACACTTTAAAGCAACTGGGGTATTGGTCAATGACAACCCAGAAGCATATCAACTATGTAGCAAAATATTTCAATTTAACATTAATCAAATAACACACACAACATGAAAGAATTACTTTTAACCCTACACAAGCTGAGCAATCTTGCTCGTTATGCTTACACCAACGACAACAGAAAAACATTATTGGACGATGGTCAGTTGAAGATTGAAACGTATTGCGCTGAAACCATTAAATTTGTTTACTTCAAATTCGATGGTCGTGATGAAATTAGAACTGCCATTTGCAGTAGTCGTTCAGAATATTTTGCTTGGGAAATGACCACTTGGAATATTGAGGATGTCACTTTTGATGGTATGGTTGAGAAGCTAAATAGCGATGATTTATATCAATCTTTGGCTGGAGAGTTTGACCAAATCACGATTGAATCAATGAAAGATGAACTGCAAAAGTTGAAAGAAAAAAGTGCCAACGAATACCAATCAGCAGTTGACAAGCATCTGAAAATCACAAAGAGATTGACTGCATAACCAAAAAAATCAAATCATTAAATAGGGGGTGCGCATCTGTAACGCACATAAATAAACAACACAATGACACAAAGAATTATTAAAGCAATCGACATCTTCTTAGATGCCATTAACGAAGGAACACTGGCAAAAGGAAACTGCTCTGCTTGCGCAGTAGGCAACCTTGTAGCGCACGGCTTGGGTGGAAAAGTTAGCATAGTAAACACTGGGGTTGGACGTTACGCTAAGTTTGAACACCCTTCTGATATTTGGTTAGATAATAGTGATTGGTCAAACGCTTTTTGTACCGATGGTGGTCATCAAATAAAAATACCACGCAGTTTTGGCAATCAAGAAGTCATAAAGAACATCGAAGCAACGGACTTCACGCTGGAAGAATTGATGCAGATAGAATTTGCTTTTGAAACCAATACAGAGATTCGATTGCGCGAGTATTATTTTCGTTCACCACAAGACATTCGTGCTGACCAAATCAAGGGTTTGGAAGCAGTAGTGAAAGTGATGCTCACTTTCGAAGATGGTGTTCCAGCAACCGATGAAGTAGTGAAAGAGATATTCACGAACAAGGCAAACCTTATTCCAATCGTATAACATAACACAGACACACAATGACAAACACAATCAACACACCACTTTCTATATTCGCTGAATTAGGTCAGCTAATGCAAGAAGATTATCAAGGTCTAATCTTTGAAACCATTAACTGCGGAAATTTTGATTTACGAGGAGCAGATAAAATCGTGACATTTACATCACGCAAGGAATATTCTCAAAACGTATGGATATCGGTAATGGAAAGCGGATGGGCTACTATTCATATGGATAACAAATTTGACGCGAATACTGGAACGCTGGAAGAAGTTGACTGGTTAGCGTGGGCAGAAGATTTGCTCCATTCTTACAAGACTGCAAATCACAATAAGATTCTCAAAGAGATTTCCTATCAAGCGCACCTTCGCGCATCAGAAAGTGATAATTGTTATCGTGAAGCATTGGAAAGAGTAAACGATAAAATCAGAATCAATGAAAGCAAATAAACGCAATTACATCTGTGTTCAGAGTAGTTACTACCCAACAGATAGACTGAACTACAATGAGCAGTCAAAGTACATAGCAGATAACTCACCACTATCTGCTTACGACAGAATTAAGTCAATAGCTAAAGAATTATTACAATCAATTTAATTAATCAAATCTATGAGTCAAACAAAAGGATTTCACGCTCCAGTAGGTGAATCAAAACCAAAGGAAATTGTACCATCTGGCAATCACGTTGCAACTTGCTATCAAGTCATTGACTTGGGAACTGTTGAAGGACAATGGGAAGGACAACCAACATTCAAACGCAAAATCAGATTGACATTCGAATTGCCAAACGAACTTCGTGTGTTCAGCGAAGAAAAAGGAAAGCAGCCATTAGTCATTAGTCGTGAGTTCACGTTCTCAATGCACGAGAATAGCGTATTGCGACCATTCATTCAGTCTTGGATAGGTAAGACTATGAATGATGATGATGCTCGTCAATTTGACTTTTCCTCTTTATGTGGAATGTCTGGATTGCTTAATGTTATTCACGCGAATAAAGATGGCAAGACATACGCTAACATTAGCACGATGACACCACTAATAACTGGAATGTCAGCACCAGCACCTATCAATCCTCAAGTAGTAATATTCCTTGACAACTTTGAATATTTCAACTGGGATGGATATAATGCTTTGCCAGAATTTATGCAGAAGAAGATTGCTGAATCTCCAGAATGGGGTTACTTACAGAACTGGATGTCTGAACAAAAAGGAAAGCCAACTCAACCAGAACCAACAACAACACAAGACGATGACCTACCATTCTAACAACGAGAGTTGGAAGTCATATGTCAAGTCAAACATTGGGAGCGCAGTTGACCTTGCTGCGCTACTCAATGTGACTGCTCCAACTGGTAGGACATATTTGAAACATCCAAGAAGATTGACGATTGAGCAAGTGTATATCTTGTCCATCAAGACGGAAACACCTTTGAAAGAATTAACCACATTAATCATACTACACGATGAGTAAAAATGACAAGTACTATTCTCCAGAAAGATTTATGGAATTTATTATTCCAGAACGTCAAGATGACTTTGCTGAAGAATTTAATAAGATGTTCAATGGCAAGTTGTACGCTACACCAGTAAGAGTTCGAAGATTGCTTGACTACTTATTTGAATGGTCAATTAATGAGTACTCAATCAAGCCAGAAGAAATACTCAACCAGACGCGACAACAACATATTACTATTATTAGACATATAATGATGTTCGTGGTGTACGAGAACTTCAAAGGTGTTATAAGTCTAACTGATGTAGGCAAGATGTTCAATAGACGTGACCATTGTTCAGTGCTTCACGCAAGGACTAAGTGCATCCAGAATTATCAGTTTGATGTAGTGCTGCGAGAACGGATGGATAGCTTGAATAAACATCTTTCTGACAAAGGAATTTATGTTTTACAGAAGTACGTTAATCAATAAACAATAACACACAATGAAAGCAGAAGAATATTTTTATGCTCACTCAAAGGCAAATGAGCAAGGATGCGTACCACCAGAGGAATGCATTAGAATGATGGAATTATACGCTGACCATCGAAAGAAAGAATCGAGCAGATTCACACCACCAACAGAAACAGAAGTGATTGAATATTTTGTTCACAGAACTGAAGGTAGCTGGGAAGATGGAAGAAGATTCGCGCAAAAGTTCATCGCACACTACGAACAGACTGAATGGCACTATGGTAAAAGGAAGATGAAGGATTGGAAACGTGCAGCGATATCTGCTTGGGATATGAATAAGTTTGTAACACAAAAAACATTGAGCAATGGAACATTTGGAAAAGGTACATCAGTTGATGGATTCAACAGACTGGCAGAACAACTTGGGTAAGGTTTATAATGCTGATTTCAGAAAGATTATTGCAGCAAGCAAAGATGAATTGATTGCAATGGTTGACCAAAGAAAATTCCTTGAGTTGTATTATGCTCAACTTGTATTTCACCAGATAGCACAACCAGAACGAATTGAACCAGTATTGCAATCTCATTCGTTTATTCAAGACCACTTTTCGTGGTGTAGTTGTTCTGACTTCAGAATTGCCTTTGAAATGAATGCTGCTGGTAAACTGAACGCAAAGCACAACTCATTTAAGTCATTCGATAATATGTTTATCGGAAACGTCTTGAGTGACTACAAAGAGTTAAGGAATGATGCAATGAAGAAATGGAATGAGATTAATGTCAACTATGTAGATGCTTCGAAACAACTTGCACCATCAACCGAATCAATAGACTACTTGCAAGACATATTCGATAAAGATATTGATTATGCCAAAGAAGGAAAGTTCAGAAGTGCCTATATGCTTGGAACGAGAATGTATGACTGGCTCTATTCCAGCAACAATGCAACAGATGAATCTTGGTCTGAAGAAGAATGGTCAAGCGCAAAGAAGCAAGCGAAAAAAAATATAGCTGATGAACAAGAGTTGACAAGGACAAAAATGCAAAGGATAACCAGCAACGAAAGAATGCACCAGCTATACAAGGAATCAGTAATGAATGAAATGAAAAAATTATTATACGTTCAATTTTTAAAAAACAAAATCAAATAACAAAACAATGGAAACAACAATTTACAAAACAATGGAAACTGCCTTGAACAAGATGGGCAAGACTTTTACTGCAAACGAGTTTTATCGTGTGTGTAGAGTATTAAATATTCCAGAACATTATCTAAAGAATGGTCACGCACAGAAATTTTTATTTCAGAATTGCGAACTTGTGAGCAGAAAAGTTTACAGAAAGAAAGTCGTTGTACGTCCTAGACCAGATTTTCACGAGCAAGTTGTCACAACAACTGAAACTTCTGATGTCCAAAAGATGATTAATCATCTGACTCAATTAGGATATCGAGTTATGATGCCAAAAACGGAATGGGTAGATGTTAATTAAAATCACGCACCAATGATAACAAACTTTGAGAACGTCACCTATAAATTGACTGACGAAGAAATGAAACACTTGCCTACTATAATAGCAATGCTGAAGCAAAGATACGGAAGGGATAAAGCATTATCTTGCACCCACATTCAAGAGCAAGTGAACATCAGTCAAGCACGAATCAGAATCATTATTAATTACATTCGAAGAAATGGATTAGTACCTGACTTGTGTGCCAGCAGCAAGGGATATTATGTCGCAAGAACGCAGCAAGAGTTCCACAAGTATGTTCAGTCATTGACAGATAGAATTAACTCTATACAATCGGTTCTGGATGCAATCAATCACAATCATTCACCACAATACGAATTGATATAATGTATCAGTTTGAGTACACCCAAAGGCAGCAAGAAGCATTGAGTTATTTGTCAATCAACAATACTGATTGCGAACTGCTGCTCTTTGGTGGTGCTGCTGGTGGTGGCAAGTCTTATCTTGGTTGTGCGTGGCAGATATCAAGACGATTGAAATACGCAAACACCAGAGGATTGATAGGTAGATGCGAATTGAAGAAGTTGAAACAGACAACGATGAAAACCTTTTGGAAGATATGCGTTGACATTGGTCTGGTCAAAGACATTCACTACACCTATAACCAGCAAGAACAGACAATCAAGTTCTTCAATGGAAGTGAAATTGTGTTGATGGATTTGAGAGATATGCCAAGTGACGTTGAGTTTACAAGACTTGGTTCGCTTGAAATTACAGACTACTTTGTTGACGAAGTTGCTGAAGTGAGTAAACGTGCTATTGAGATTCTGGATTCTCGTGTACGATACAACTTGATAGATGATAAGCCAAAAGGATTAATGACTTGCAATCCGACCAAAGGATGGTTATATAACGAGTTCTTTGATGCACATCGTTCTGGAAACTTAAGATTTGATAGAGCATTCATTCGTTCCCTACCAGATGACAATCCACACTTACCACAATCGTATCTCGACAAGCTATCAAGGCTATCAGAACGTGACAGAAAAAGATTGAAAGATGGTGACTGGGATTATGATGATAGCAATGACAGATTGTATCATTATGACGATTTGCTTCGCTGCTTTAGGGACGAGATTGTAGGCAATAAGACGAAATATATCACTGCTGACATTGCTGCTCTTGGAAATGACAAGACGATAATTGGATTGTGGGATGGTATGACATTGCTTGAGATTCATAAACTGGAACACAAGTACCCAAATGAAGTTGCTGACTACATTCGCCAACTATCCATTCAGCACAATGTTCGATTGTCAAATATAGTTGTCGATGCTGATGGCTTGGGAATTGGTGTGGTTGGAATACTTAAATGTCAAGCATTCAATAATGGTGGTCGTTCTACTGAACCAGAGATATATTTGAATCTGAAAAGTGAATGCTACTTCAAGATATCAGATGACATTGCTAACAATTCAATCACGTTTATCTGCAAGTCATACAAGAGTGATATCATTAAGGAATTGGAAGTTGTAAGGAATTACACTGCCAACACAGAAAAAAGAAGGCAAGTGACACCGAAGGATGAAATAAAAAGAATGAACGGGTTTTCTCCAGACATTGCTGATATGATTATGATGAGAAAATACTTTGATTTATATCCAAATTACAGAAGATATGGTGTGAGATAATAACAACAATAACAAAACAAAAAACAAATGAGTAAACAAACAGCGCTTCAAGCGCTTATTGAATGGGCAATATCTCTAAAAGATAGAGAGCAACAATGCACAGATTGGATTGTAATAAAACATAAAGCAGAAGAATTGCTACTAATGGAGAAGGAGCAGATTGAAGATGCTTATGATGACGGAGTTTCAGAAGGTGAAATGAGAGGTGAATCTGACTATGAAAATGAAGATAGGTTTGATAGTTGTACATCAAGCACGACTTACTACAACGAAACATATGGAAGTGACAAATGACATCAATAGAAAAAGCAAAAGAACTTATTGAGCAGTTTACATTTAGTTGTAGAGAATGCGATAATGCAAAACTATCTGCTCTGATAGCAGTAGATGAAATAATTAAGGCTCTCGAAACATATGATGAGATAAATAATACCTTTGAATTGCAGAATATGGATAGTGATTTTCGGTACTGGGAAAGAGTAAAACAAGAAATATATAAACAATAAACAAATGACAACACAAATTGAAAATGAAATCATCAAAATTATTGATGGTGTAGAACAAGGAAATGCTAATGCTGGTCAAGCCTACATAGCATTAAAAAAACTATCCGAACTCATAGATGATTCTATGAAACAAATCAAGCCAGAAGCACACATCGCATTCTCAAGATTTGGCGAAAAGAATTTCTCTGCATTCGGAGCAAAAATTCAAATGAAGAATGAAGCGTCAAGATGGACATACAAAGGATGCACGCTTGTCGAAGAAACTCAAAAGAAGCTGAAACTCTACCAAGAGTTATCACAAAAAGCAGCAGAAACAAATGATGAGATATATGATTCATCTGGAATCAGAATTGAACCAGCAGTAAAGATTGAAGGTGCTGAAACATTTGCAATATCATTCAAATGAAATTGGTAACTAATTTTCTTCTGATGTGTTTAGCATTCCTACTATCACCTTTGCTGGTAGTAGGTATGCTCTATGCATTCTTGTCTTATCTATTTTCTTTTCGATTCAGAAGATATTGGAATAAAGTAAGCATCTATTTTCGTGCTTGCGCCATATCCATTGACCAACTTGGAAACGTCTTTTGCGCTGAACTATTCAATGACTTATTAATCAAAGATGATAGTAAACCATTTGGTGATGAAGATGAAACAATCTCATCTGTGCTTGGAAAGAATCAACTCAATAACAACTTGACAAAATTAGGTCAGTTGTTGAACTCACTTTTAGACCTACTCGATAACAATCATTCAATTAATTCAATAGAAAATGAATAATATTTTTGATAGAATTATGCAGATTCTTGTAATTCTCTTTTTTGCGCTTATTATTTATTGCAGCATAACAACTTCAGTAAGGAATGACCGCTTGAAGAAACAAGAGATTAAACTTTTGAAAGAAGCTATCATCAAAAAGCAACACTTAATTGATAGCATAACAACAACAATATCTACACGACAAGACACCATTCGGATTATTGAACAACGTCAAAATATTTATACAACCAAAACTATTCACAATGAAAAAATCATTCTTCTTGCTTCTGATAGCATCAACAATATTATGTATCAAAACAACAAGCGCAAGTTCTTTGAAGAATGGATGCAAGGCAGATACACTCCAGCCAGATATAAGTGATGCTCAAGCCTTCAATCTTTGTTACAATTCATTGGTGTTCTGGTGGATGGATAGCCAGCAAAAAGACACCATCATTTATCAAATGAACAAGATTATTCTTTCCTATAAAGAAGTGATTGGAATAGAAGCATCAAGCAAGGAAGATTTGAAAAGGCTATATGACCTTCAAAAATCGCTCGAAAATGAATCGATGCAATTTGCCTACGATAAAGAGAAAAGAAGAAAAGGAAGGTGGCGAAAAACTGCTGCAATAACAACTCTCGTTGCAATAGTTGAGGGTGCTGCAATCTATTTTTTAGTTCGCTGAAATTCCTAAATTGTTGGAATCAATTTCCATATTCAAGAACTCACCTTCGTTATAGGTTGACTTGAGCAGATATCTGACTTGTGCTTCACGAATAGTATAGCCCAAGACAACATATGGGTTCTTTTCTGTATCTGTTTTCAGATATACTATCTGACCAATTTTGAAACTTACTTGTATTTCGTATGACCACATAATTACAAGATATTTCCGTTTTCTATTCTGTAATTGGTGACGTGATACTTATCAGCACCTTTGCTTTCAATGATTGCGAACCCTTGATTGTACTTCGAGAATTTCGAATAGTCTGGTCTGATTTCACTCAAGCATCCAACGCTCCAGCAAGTTGTCATCTTGCCATTGATATCCTTCTCTGTATGTTCTGATGTCTGGTGTGAATGTCCACACATTGCAGATGCTTTTGCTCGTGTGTACAGACCTCTTGCCACATTTACTGGAGAGAATACACTACCACCCCATTCGTGTCCGTGAACAAGCGACAATCCTTTGTATTTCGCGTGAGCAAACTGGTCAATTTCTGTGATATTGAATCTTTCGAAGTCAAATAAATTCTTGAAGTCGAATGCTTCAATACCATCCAATGCACTTGCGTTCTTTCTGATGTATGCTTGATATCTCAAGTCGTGGTTGCCGTACAGATAATAGATTTTTGCAGATGGAAATTTGTATCGCAAGAACGAGAAGAATTGTTTTGTAAGTTGTATTTCTTCTTTCCAACTTCTTTTTCTTTTATCCTTTTCGAATCTGCTTAACTCATAAGCATCAACGCAATCACCACCTAAGAATATGGTATCGCACTTTCTTTTTAATCCTTCATTTATTGCGCAATGCAATGCTTTTACATCGTGATATGGAACGTGAACATCGTACAAGCATAGAACTCTCTTGCCTTCTATTTGAAAGAAGTGTTTTTCTGTTGCTGATGATTTTGGCAAGTTGTGAAACAAGCCATCATTAGCACTTGATTTCTTTTTTCTGACGTGCATATGATACTTTGCTCGCACACTTGATTCCGTTGTCTTGTACAATTCAGCTATTCGCTTGATGTACTTTGCTTGTGACTCTCCTATCAGTTGTGGATTATCTGCAAATCTTTTTGTCCATACGTTATACGACATATATTATAAGTGTTTGTATTCTTCCATCGCATCAAAACAAGGACAAGCCTTACTGACACCATCAAAGTCACGGTGACCTTGTACCATTGCCTTTGGAAACATATACTTCAAGTCAGTAATTCTTTCAAGTAGTTTTTTCTTCTGTGCTTCAGTTCTGTTATCTACTGGCTTTCCAAATTTATCTATACCACCAATATAACAAACGTGAATGCACTCTTGGTTGTAACCCTTAACACCATTTGATGGATGAAGAACCGACAATAATTGTACTTCCTTTCCATCTGCTTGAATAATGAAGTGGTAGCCTACTTGCTTCCATTTCAAGACTTCCTTCCAGTATCGTTTAATACTGTCTATTGTTGCAGTCTGTTGTGTAGCCGTGCAATGAACTACGATGTATTTTATATCACGCATCCTTGTTTATTTTATATTCTCCAGTTTCGTCAAATGATTTCATCTTCTTCAGAATCCATACTGGAATCAAATCTTTTTTGATAGCACCAATATTTTCAACAATACTGATTCCTTCTCTCACGAGTAGAGCAGCAAAACATAATTCTTGCAGATAGCTAAAAACATATTTTGCCCAATCTGCATTTGAGAAGTTGCTCAATGAATGAATCATTATAAGGAATAATCCATACAAGACTACCTTGATGATAAAGCCGCCAAACTTTGCAGAAGATATCTGATTGTATTTGTAGGCTCTCCAGATGCCCAAAATCGTATCTATTAGCACCACGATAGCCAAGTATATCAAGAACGACCAATCATTGAAAATATAGGTCTGAAAAAACGAAGCAAACGTAGTCCAAGTGTACGCGATAATGAATGCTCCTTGATACTTGAATGCGTTGAAGTATGGAATAAAAATATCAAGTCCGTTTTCTTTCATCATTCTCTTTCTTCTTTTGGATGTATGCCTTTAGATTAGCTTCAACTTTTTTCTTCAATCCTTTTGTTCTGGTGTTTGTTTTAGAATCCATTGAGATATCTATTAGTGAATCTTAAATCATCGCTTGTTCTGCTCGTTGGTGTGTTGCCAGTACTGAATACCATCTTGCTTCTGCCATTCACATTCTTGACTGGTGTCTTATCTGGAAACTCGTTGCTTGTGTATTCTGGAAATAGATTGCTATTGTGGCAAAGATAATCCACCATTCGTTGTGTGTAGTACAATGCCTTGCCTCTTGCATCAGCAATCAATCTATCTAATTCAGATGGTAGTATCACTTCTGAATTATCGCTATTCTTCTTTACCAAACTACCATTATCATAACGATAATACATCGATGGAAGAAGTTGCACCATAACCCACCACACCAAACTTTTGCGAATGTAATTATCACGCAATGCAAGGTAGTTTCCAGTAATACTACCATCAGCACTATCATCTTTTATCTTGTTCCACAAGTCAGTTCCAAGATACTGCTCAATGCTCATATCTTGTGCGATGTAGATTGATTGATAGATTCTGTTGCTATCAACTGCATCATTAACTTGTGTATATTTCTTAACGTAGTTCTCGTCTATTATGCAAATTTCTGCTGCCATTTTAATCTTGGTTTTTTAATGAACCTCTATTTGGTGTATTGATAGGTCTAATGCTCTCTTTGCCTTTTGGCTTCAAGAATGGAAGGTTTGAATCTTTTACTCTTTCGTCATTTGAAAGTCCATCGTTTGGTAAGAATCTTCCATTTTCTCTCTTTCTAAAGTATATTCTTCTCAACCAGCTATGATGGCAGTAAGAACCACCTTTGTAAAGAAAAATATTGTAACTACTTTGTCCTTGTGGAGCAAAATTTCCATTCACTTCTTGTTCGCTCATAGTTTCAATATCTTCATATCTGTAAACATATCCAGCCTTTGAAAGACCTACCATATCACGACAAAAATCTCTACTATTTGCGCTAATGTTTTCTGAATACTTATATCTCAACTTATATAATCCGCTATCACCCCAATCACTTTTTTCATCTGGATTAGCATATTCGCCATACGACATATTCACATTCACTAACTTCTTGATGATGTCGCTTTCTTCTTCTGAAGTTCCAACTTCTTCTTCATACACCAGTTCCCATTCATCTTCATCTACAATCTCTCCAACCTTTGAAAGTTTTTCTCTCCAAAAAAATTCATCTTCTTTGGTAAATTCTGGAACTTCTAAATTATCTTTTTTTTTTAAATGAGTACACAACTTTTGTACTGCCATCTGTCCTTCACTAATAAAGAATGACTTTGCTACTTCTTCTGGAAGTTGCAAGAATTGAATTAAGAAGATGATTGCTTGTTGCTCTGTCAAGATTCCTTCTTTTACTTTTGAAACAATCTCTAATGCACTTGATATCTGCGCTGCATCAAGAACTTGTTGTGCTTCTTCTACACTTGTTTTATTTCCAGTTGTAGAATTAATTTCTTCATCATTCATCACGATAAATACATCTGCACTTATGTTTGCTAATTGCAAAATTTCTTCAGCACATTCACAGATGATTCTTTGTGATGGCTCAATCACTTGCTCATTGAATATCTTGAGAGCAGTTTCCATTTCATCCTTATTGCTTCCCAATCCAGAACCATCACGAATGCCAAAAAGCAATGGCGATGTAACTCTGTGCGCTATCATAATCTGTCTGGTGCAAGTTTGCTCCAACATATCGTATAGCTTATCTGCATCATTGGTGGGAAAAGGGATAAATTCTGCTGCTCGTTCCTTATTCTCGTTGAAGAATATCAAGAACTTACCAGCATTAACCGCACCGCTTACATTTTTTTCAATGTTTCTTTTTTCGGTGTCCATTTCTTCATCTGTTTCTGGAACACCATTATTCATGTTCACGACAAATGATGGAAATAATCCATTCTGAATATTATTAACATGAAAGATTCCTATTTGTCTTGACAATTCGATGTAGTTCATAGCAGCTATATAATCTGGCTTCGAATAGTAATTTGCATCACTACTATTCTTGAACTTAATCTTGACTTGTCTTGATTCTTGGTCTTTTTGTTTTTCATTGAGTAATGGAATGTACACTGGTGTGTTTCTACGCATTCTCAAGTTTGACCAATCTTTTGAATAATAGATTCCAGTAACGTCACCACTTACTTTATCGTATGCTAATCGGCAACATTCTGCTGGTAGCTGATTCACTTTTGCTGGTTGTGTTTTGTCCATTGACCAAATCACTTCCCAGTAGATAGCACCTTGCATCACCAAGTCATACGCAGTATTATTGATTGCTTTATCAATTCCGAGTTTCTTCATCATTGATATAGCTTCGATACTATTGCTATATATTTTCTTACCAGCAACCATCTGACTGATAGAACGAACAAGTGAACCATGAACTGGTGACTGCTCACTAACTTCAATCAGATATTGTGGATATAAATTCTTATCTCCGTATTCAATCCAACCTCGCGGATTTTCTTTTTCATCAGCACCAATCTGCGTATAGCTTGCAAGATTGACACCAATCATTTTATTCGATGATGATATCATTTAGAATTGTGTTTTGTGGTACATCATAAAATTCTGTGTCCGTACCAATGACCAAATATCCAATCTCAACAACACCAACAATGTTGTTGCTTTCTGGATTGATGTTACTGCTGCTATTTTGCCCATAAACTATGTACCGATATCTTCCAGTATTGGTCAGTCCTATTGTAGTAACTTCCAATTCTGAATATCGAGAACCATCACTCACTACCAACGGCACTTGATAAAGTGCTTCTCCAACATTACTATTCTCCTCGTGAATGAAGCCTATCATATAATGAGAAAAAGCAGCAAGTGTGTACCTACCTTCGAATAAAGATAGGTACAACTTCTGCTCTGAAGTATTCTTCTGTAAGTATTGCATTAACTGCTTTAGTTATCTTCGATGGTTACACCAGCAAAGTTATCGAATGGAACGCTTGTGAATTGTTCGCAATATACGCAACGATTTTTATCTTCTCCATACAGAGTGATAGTATAACCATTCAAGTCACCTTTAGCAGTTCCAGTAGAACCATTCGCGCTACCACCCATACCAGTTAGTCCTTCCCAGTAGCCAACAACCCAAATCTTATCTTGGTTGTCTTGAACGAATGCCACCCAACGACCAGCCAACAATGCTTGTAGTTCAACTTGCTTTGCTAATGTCAAACCTTTTAAGGTTAATCCAATCGTATTTTTGTAGAAGATAGAACCATTCTCATTCGTATCTGGTTCTTCATTCCAGAAACCAGTATTGCGATGCGGCTCATACTTGTATAGAGTAATAGTTGGTAATGTTTCCAACTCTAATGATGCATTGAATGTAGCGATACCATAGATGTTATCCCACTCACCAAAGTAGATTGCTTTAATACCAGCGATTGTATCGTTGCAAGGTGCGCCAAATCCTCTTGTTAAATTACAACTCATTTTTTTTTATTTTTTAATAAAAAGGGATGGGCAGTTATACCCACCCCTTGATATGATTATTATTTCGATTATGGTTGAACGTAACCGATGATGATGTTTGTTGGTGTTGCAACGGCAGTACCGAATCTGTATGCCATACGCACTCTCACGTTATCAGAACCATCAGTTTCAGACATATTGATAACCTTTGCCTCGTTCAAATCAGAAAGCAAATCAGTACCAACAATCAATTTATCTGCTTCAGAAGCAACCATACAAGAGTCTGGAATACCAGAACAAACGTAGATTGAATATCCATCGACCATCAATGGTGTATTTTCAGTTGCAGCATAAGTGAACTGATAACCTAATGCGTTGATTGCTTGACGATAGAATTGAGCAGTCTTGCGATTCACATACAATCTTACCGTGTCTGTTTTTCCAATCAATGTTGATGGTAGCGCACCAAGAACAGATTGCATCTGTGCGATTACGTTTGATGCAGATGTAGCAGCAGAAAAGTCAACGTCTGGTGTACCAGATTTCGCGTTGTCAATCTTGCGAAGCAAACCATCGAATGCAGTGTAAGTTGGTGTTGAGTTGTTTGTTGCTGCATCGAAGTTGCCTTGCCACAAGTTCAATTCGATTGCTTCACCAATTTTAGCCGCAACGTGTGCCAACATAAAATCAGCAAATTCAACTGGAACTTGGTCATTGATGAAGCCAGCACCAGTGTTATATGCTTCCCAGTCTTGAACAAATTGCTTTTTACACAACTCGATGTTTGTGTTCAAGTCAGTTGTAGTCAATACTACTTCAGAAAGTGTAAGTGTTCCAGCAGTTGTGAAGTCACAAGTTGCAGCAGTTACAAGACCGCTTGAAGAAAGCACCTTGATAACTTGCTTGTACTTTACATTTTCTTTGATAGTTACATATCCATTAGCAATGGTATCAGCAGACAAGATTGCTGCTTGAATGTAAGGGAGTGCTAATTCTCCCGCGTAAGTTGATGAACTTATGGTTAATGATGTAGCCATTTCTTATTTTGTTGTTTTTTTGCTCAAAATAACATTCAGAGCATTGTTTTCTTTTGTTGTTTGTTTTGATAGAGAAACACCTTCTCTTTTTTCTGTAACCTTTTCTTCCTTTACAGATGAAGTTGCTGGCTTCTTTGAAAGAGTAGCAATCTTGACGTTTGCATCTGAAAGTTCTTTGGTCTTTGTAGCAAGGTCTTGCTTGATACTTGCCATTTCAGTTTTCGCATCCGCTAACTCTTTTTTGATTTCAGTTAGCTTGTTGTCCATCGCTTCAATGACAGATGCAATTTCAGCACTCAATTCTTCTTCTGCTGGTTCTTCTGCTTCTTTCACTTCTGTGATAACACCATTTGCCGTTACCAAAATAGTACCATTGTCAAGGGTATGTTCACCATCTGGTGCTGGTTGTGGATTGCCGTCAGCATCAATAACGTATAGTTCAGCACCTACGCTAAAGTCATCACTTGGTGTTGCCACCATCGTGCTTCCATCGGCTAATTTGCCTTCTGCTGACATTTTAATCTCCACAACTTTCGATAGCTTGACACCCTTGATGTCGTGCTTCTTCAAAAGTTCGGAAACTGTTTCGATAAATGTTTTGCTCATTTTTAAATTATTACTTATGCTCTATTATAGATTCTCAAGTAACATTCTTCCAATTCTTTATTAACATTATTAACAAAAGAAAAAGGCATCCACGTTTGAATGCCTTTTGCTAACCTATCTAACAAATTTTATACTAACCAGCCATCAATATTGATGACAATTCTTCATAGAACTCTTGCTCTTTTTTGCTTAATGCTACTTTCTCGTTGAAGAAACCTTCAAGTGAGAAACCTTTAAATGTTCCCTTCTTGACTTCTTGCCACACTTCATCATTCATCACTTTGCTACCAATGAACCAAGTGCCGTTGGGATAATCTTCGAAGCCCAAAGATACTGACTTGTCCATACTTGAATGCTTCAACCAACTTTCAACTACAACCAATCCATTCACCGCGAACTTGTGTTCTATTGTGTGGTTGTGGTGAGCATTTCTAATGAAGAACTCTTGAGATATCTTCTCTGTTGTTTCAGTTGTGAACTTACCATAGTATGGTGTGCCATCTGCATCTTCACGATAAATCAACTGATCTGGAATAATTACTGCTCCATAAACAATTCTTTTTTCTTCATCGTATGCTTTGAATTGTAGCTTCTTTGATAGTGCAATAAAATCAACTTCTATTGCTGGAAATTCTACGAGTGAAATTGCGTTGACACCAAGCATTCCACTTTCGTCTATTGTGTATTCTCTGACTTCTTTTTTCATTTTATAATACCGTTAATGATTGTACTTTTTGTGATGCTTCAAGTGACGAAGATACATCACTTGATAATACATACGCTTGAACTGGACTTCCTTGCGCTGGTCTATTCTCAAGAAAACCAGTATCGAGAACATTGAATGCTGGTGTTGCAGTGGATTGATTGCCACCAGCATCACTAACCAAACTTCCACCACCAGATGGTGCTGAACTTCCACCACCACCACCACCACCTTCAAACTTTGTTCTCTGAATCTTGATGACATTTGCCAAACCAGCAGCAAGAGCAATACCAGCCTTGACAAAGTTAGCACCAGTTAATGCGTCTTGTGGTACTGCTAATTGAGCATTGACCGCTTGATACGTTGACATAATAGCTTGCGCCAAAGACAATGCCTTGTTGATTTTAAAGGCTCTCTTTGCACTCTTTTCGCTATCACCTTGCAATGCTTCATTCAATGACATCAATGCGCTCATTGCGTCTGATGCCATTTGAACTTGTGAACTTATGACCTTCGCATCGCGTAGTCTTTTTTCTTCTGCTGCTTTTTCATCTAAATTCTTCCACAAGGCAGCATAGTCAATCTTTGACTGCAATATTTTTTTATCAGCCTCAATGCTTGCAGCTATTTCAGCATTGCTGCTTTTTACAATAGCGTCAATTTCAGTCTTATTCCTATCTTCAAGAAACTTATTCAGTTCATTTCTTGACCAGTCATAGTATTCTTGTTCTTCTTTTTTTTGATTCTCTTTTTGTTGTTTTCTTTCATCTTGTTTCTGCTTTCTTTTTGCAGATTCTTCATCATCGAATTTTTTATTGATATCTCTTTCAGCAATACGTTGAAGTTCCAACACTCTTTTTAAATCAGCATTATAATTTTCATTCGCTGCTTTTGTTTCATTCAACTTTTTAATATCCTCTCTCAACTTATCTTCGCTTTGCTTTATAGCAAATTCACGAGCAGACATAGTGGATTGATTATATCTATCATCAACACCTTTGATAAAAGAGTTGTAATTTTCTAACTGCTTCGCTCTTTCATCAGATATTACATTAGTGTGATTGATTTCAGCAATCTCTTGTTCTTTGAGCAAATCTTTATATCTGGTGTTCAGTTCACCAAGTTTCTTCTTTTGCTCATCCGTCATTCCATTTCTACCCAGATTGAAACTTTTTAATTTATCAATCTGCTTTTGAGTATCTTCAATTTCTTTTGCTCTATACTCGGAGTTGATTCTGTAAATTTCTTCAGCATTTCCTTTTGCTTGCGCTACTTCTATTTCTTGTTGACGCTTGTAGTTTTGTATCTTCTCATCAACTCTATCAATGAACGCATTTACTTTTGCTTCTTGCGCTTCTCTGTAAGCATCAAAGGCAAGATATGCAGCAGTCAAGGCAGCAGCAACCAAGAAAATAGGGTTTGTAAGCAATGCCTTTCCGACACTTGCTATTGTGCTGCCAAAGTTTTTTAGACCATCAGTAAGTTCTTTGAATGATATACTACCAATAGAACTTCCAAGTGCTTTCATACTTTCAGCAGCACCTTGAAAAT